TAAATCAATCGTGGCTCGCAGGGCAACTTACCGATGAACAAGCTGACTGATTTACTCATAAAGCACGAGGGGCTGCGCCTGAGACCCTACGAGTGCACTGCGGGCAAAACAACTATCGGGGTAGGGCGTAACCTTACAGATAACGGGATTACCGAGAAAGAGGCTATGATGCTTCTCCAGCGTGATATCAACGTCTGCATCCAAGAGCTAGGTCATTATCAATGGTTTAATACGCTGGACGGCGCCCGCCGTGATGCTATTATAGATTTGTACTTCTGCGTTGGTGGTCCTTCTTTTTCTCACTTTCGTAAATTGATGTGGGCAATCCAGAATGGGAATTGGGAGGACGCTGGCGCAGAAGTGCTTGATTCCAAATTCGCTAGACAGACCGGAAACCGGGCGGTAGAGCTTGCTGATATGCTTGTCAGCAACAACTACACAAAAAGCTAGCAATACAACATCACCTGCATTACAATCTATCTCCAGATTCATTGGAGAATTGTTATGTACGAAAAACTAAAAATACCATTAAAAATAAGCGAAGTAGAATTTAGGCAAGGCCGACAGTTTAAAAACAAACTCAGCTACTTAGCCTACAAGGATGCTCGCGTTGATCAAAACCGCTTAGATTCTGCAGTCGGTCCCGGCTACTGGCAGCGCCGCCACGATGTTATTGACGGCAACCTTTACTGTTCCGTAGGAATTTATAACCCAGAGATCAAGGAATGGGTGTGGGTCCAGGACGTGGGTACTCCTTCCAACTTCGAGTCCGAAAAGGGCGCAGCATCTGATGCGTTCAAGCGGGCCTGCTTCAATCTCGGCATAGGCCGGGAGCTGTACGACTATCCCAATATTGTTATTGAGCTGAAAGACGGCGAAGATGCCAAATATTTGAAACTCAGATGGGAAGGCTTGACTGACGATAAGGGCGTTGTTGAGCTTCGTGCCTATGACAACCAACAGATCCGCTACAGCTACACCAGAGAAGAAGGATTCAAGCTAGAAGAGATTATGGAAGATCAGACGCAGTGCATTCTGGAGCACATTCGTTTGATAGAGGACATCAAGGAAGCTATTGACAGGTACTCTCGCGAAGAGAACCTTGAAGAGCTTTATCAGGTTGCTGAGCGCTGGTATGACATACCTGTAAGAGATCAACATCTTCTTAACCGGGCTCCATCAAAAGGCGGCCCATTCACCACAGCCGAGAGAAAAGTAATCAAAGAGAAGTTTGTCCCGGCACTCAATCAGGAGAGTTACTAATGCCATACGATAATTCTAACCGCGGAGCTGTTTGGAAGAACGACAGAAGGTCTTCCGAAAAGCACCCGCACTTGACTGGAACTTGCGATATTGACGGGACCGAGTATTTTGTAAATATTTGGAAAAATGATGTTTCTGAAAATCCTAAAAAACCGATACTCAGTTTGTCATTTGCCAAAAAACAACAGAAAGCACCCGCAGAACCGCAAGCCAAATCTCTTGACGTTGACTTTGAGGATATTCCGTTTTGAAAATTGCCAACAGAAAAATTCCAGAAAACGGCCATTATCTAAAAAGTGATTGCGTGGCAGCCTTTCTTGATCTCAAGAAGGGCAGCAGCGAATGCCTGCTGTACGATGAGCAGGAAGAGATGCGTAAGGAGCTGAGCAACATCCACAGCTACTGCCGTAGGCACGATTTGGATTTTAGACCCAAGAGCCGAAAGGTAGAAGATGGATTTGCTATCTGGAAAACCTAGACAAATGGCGGCATATATCATGTCGCTAGAAACTAAAAAAGAGCGCAGGGAGGCTCTGGGAAGAGTCCCGGAGCACTTCCGAGCGCTTGTTAGGGCTCATGTGGAGATCAGTTATGAGAGAAGAAAGCTGGCTAAAGATAGAGCAGCTAACAAAAGACTACGCGAAAGCGGAGGCCAACCGAGCCTATTTGAGTGAATTCCGAAAGTCTAAAAAAGCTATGCTAATGGCCGATGCAGAGGCTAATGAGCCAGGATTAGCCATTGCCAAACAGGAAAGGGAGGCATACTCTAATCCTGAGTATCAACAATTGCTAGAAGGCATCAAGGAAGCCGTAGAGCAGGCTACAGCCTTACGGTTTCAAATTGAAGTCTTCAAAATGAGGTTTGAAACGTGGCGGAGCAAGCAGGCAACGAGCAGGGCGGAAATGAACTTGAGATGAGCTATGTGGTTCGGCGCGAGATCAAGGAAATCTTGCGTCATCATCCGCTGATGAATAAAAAATCGAGCATTGAGATGATCAAATTTTATAGCGAGCACATGAAGCCAGACGTTCAGAAACGTGCTATCTGGACCATCCAGTGCCTTAAATATAATTTAGCGTGGGATATCAAAACCGATGCGATTAAAAGCTTCAGATAGTTGGTTTAGTAAATGCGTTAGGGAGAGGGCTAACTGGACCTGTGAGCATTGCGGAAAAGCATATCCGCAGAACAGTCAAGGGCTCCACTGCAGCCACTATTTCGGGCGCCGGGCTAAGGCTGTTAGATGGGACCCGGACAATGCTTTCGCGCATTGCATGAGCTGCCATATGTTGCTTGGCAGTAATCCGCACGACTTTCAAAGATGGGCAGAGGAGCGTCTTGGACCGGGAACAGTAGAGATTCTGAACGAAAAGCGGAACGACACCAATCTGGCGAAGACTATGCACAAAGCGGAGAAGGAGATCGCCAAGCATTACAAGCTGGAGTATGAGACTATGCTCTCCCGCCGGGCTGCGGGCGAGTCTGGCCGATTAGAATTTACAGGATTTTGAGATGAAAAAAGAAGAAGAGATTACCTTCCAAATTATGACCCCAGATGAGCTAAATGAGTGGTTTATTAAGAGCCACAGCAGGTTCTCTGGAAAGGATCACGATGCGATTAATACAATGAACTTTTTCTTGAAAATGATAGAAAACTGGTTCGACGACAACGAGCAGTACATTGATAGCTATGAAGAGTACGTCACCCGGGAGTTGCATTAAACTGCGCCCAGGCTTAAGATTGGAAAGTCGGTCTGGGTAACGAGCCCAGCAAAAGCCGACAGAGATAAGGGGGAAAGATGTCAACTGCCCGACTGGGTAGTATTGTAACACCTCTCCCTACTTTCTCAAACTGGCAGGCATATGCGTTGGTCCGCTTCGGCGTCTCCCGGCATATAAAATCTGAGGGAATCTGAGAAAGCCCTGTCATTAGCGTTATGAGTGGCTAAATACGCGCTCCGATTGGGATAACCTTCGGCAGTACGCACATTTGGCGCAGTAGAACGCTCTCAGGCGGCGCGTAAGGGCCGTAATCTACTGAGAAGGGCAGACCTACCTCTGGCCCTTTCCCTGTCTTCGACGGCGACTGACGGCGGCATATCACTAAACCGGGGCTTCGGCTCCGGCTAGGGTGAGTATTGCCCTGTAATCTCTCCGGCTCCTAACAGCAGCATAATAAGGATATATATGAATGAATTAACAAAACCGTGTAAATGCGGATCGGATATGCAGCAAGTCATTGGATTTGATGATAAAAATAGCCCATTCAGGCAGGGATGGTACTGCCCAGAGTGTAAGGCGTGGGACAAGGCTATTCTCCGGGAAAGAAATGTAAAATAAATGTTGTGAAATTGTTGACACCATATGTGGCTAGCGTAGAATACGAAGTGTGGGGAGGCGGCGGGCCAAACCGAAACGGAGAAAACGAATGACTAATCCAGCAAACATCCAAACGGTACAAGCTAAACAACTTAAGAATGGCAAGTATAAATTCACTGCAATCCTCGAAGATGGCTCGCAGGAAATCATCAAAAAGGCTGGAGCTTTCAAGCCTGTCGTAAATGTCTACTCCGTGATAGTAAACGGAAATTCTTACGGAAATGTTGGCGAACACTGCACTTACAACAATAAAGCAGGTGGAAGACAACTTAGCTACTGCGAAACCGCAGGTTATAGCATCTATCACTCGCCCATCAAATCAATCGAAGTCGAATTGATCTAATCAAAAACTGACAACCAAGCCCAGACCCGCTTAACTGCGGGTTTGTAGGTAGAAACATAACTCAATCGGAGAATAAAATGACAAATTTAAACTTGCATAGAACTGTTGCTATTAACCTGACGGCAAGCGATAGCTGGATAGAGCTAGCCATCGAATCAGACGATGGATCAATAGAAGTAAATACATTTTTTGGCGGTTATGGCGACAGCGATGAAAACAAAAAACTGATGGTCAGGAACGCACTGGTAGACCTTAGCAACCAAATTGTTAATATTCTGCAGGAGGAAGAGGCATGAGAAGCATATATAACATTGTGATGGATAACCTGGATTCTTGCATCCGGTTTGGGGAGTGGGATCCTACGGAGCGAGTGCTAAATCTTGTTATTGAGGCGCTCGTTGAGGACGAATCTGCGAGTGTAATCGTCAATGAGGCTCACGATGGCGATGATCAGTTAGCTGATATAGCCGTACGCATGCTTTGGGCAAAGGGTGAAGAGATCGAATTATTAGAGAAAAAGTACCGCAAGCGCAGCAATCACCTGCTCAGAGAACATGCTAAAGGTTACATTGATGGGTACGAGGGAGATGCTTGGGGTGAGTGGGATAGCATGTGCGTACCAATGAGGGTGGAGGCATGAAAGAATTCACTGCATTTGTCGGAAGCTGCGCGATTGTCACCTTGATGATGCTAATCGTGCTAGCAGGCTGGTCGGTTTAAGTCACGGACAAAAGTCCAAAAAAAATAGCAAAAATTGTCCGGGGGTACGATGAGGCACAATAAAAATATAGAATTTTGGGCACTGATGGGAGCCCACGCGATAATGCTTTCGTTTATGTTAATGGTGTTGATATGGATTTAAGACAGCATCAGCTGAAAGCCATAGAGATGGTGCGGGACTCAATATCGCAGGGTAATCGCCGGGTAATACTGGCGGCTCCCTGCGGGTTTGGTAAGACGATTACCGCGGCTGCGATTGCTAAGTCAGCGGTAGAGAAGGGCAAGCGAGTCCTATTTGTTTGTGATCGCATCAAGCTAGTGGAGCAGTCAATTGAGGCTTACGCAGAGCACGGACTTGAGTTTGGCGTGATCCAAGCGCAGCATCACCTATCAGATGGCTATAAAGCACCCATACAAATTGCCTCAGTGCAGACTCTGGTCAAGCGCAAAGATTGGCCTGACGCTGATCTAATTATTGTCGATGAGGCTCATGTGATGTACAAGTCGCTCGTTGAAAAGTTAGAGGTTTGGAACGCGGTGCCCGTTGTAGGCTTGACGGCTACACCTTTCAGTAAGGGACTCGGCAAGATATTCAGCGATGTTGTTGTGCCCATTACTACTAGGCAGCTGCAAGAGCAGGGCTGGCTAGCGAATTGTGACTACTATGTCGGTAAAAGTGTAGATACGAAGGGTATAAGGACAAAGGCACTTACGACTGGTGGTAGTGATTATGACCCGGAGGAGCTGGGTAATCGCATGTCTGATGACATCGAGCTTACCGGGAGTATTGTTGATAATTACCGCGACCATAGTAACGGCTTAACGCGCAGGGCTGTGGCATTTGCACCAAACATCGCCTACAGCAAGAACCTTGTTGAGCAATTCAACTCTGCAGGGATACCAGCGGCTCACATTGATGGCTATACGCCACAAGAAGAGCGTGACATGCTTTATCGTGACTTTGAGCGTGGCGATTATAAGGTTCTCTCGTGCTCTCGGCTGCTAGGTGTTGGCTGGGATGACCCGGGTTGTGAAATCTTAATAGACTGCTTTCCTTGTAAGTCCATCATAGCTTACCAGCAGCGGGCTGGGCGTATACTTAGGACCGCGGCAGGCAAGGAGAAGGCTACCTATCTCGATCATGCGGGTAACGTCAGCCTCCACGGCTTTGCGGAAGATATCGTGCCTGAGTCTCTGGATGACGGCGAGAAGCGATTCAAAGAAACTGAGCAGGTCAAGAAAGAAGAAAAGGAACCGATCACGCATACTTGCCCGCAGTGCACTGCAGCCTTTCAGGGTCGTAGGTGTGAGTGCGGATATATCTTGCCAGCAGATACGAAGATGCTGAAAGACGATGGCACAAAGCTGGTCCTGGCAGACGGTGAGACCATCAAGCAGATGAAGCAGCGCTGGATTTCGGAGCTGATGGACTACTGTCATCGGAAGGGCTTTAACCCTGGCTGGGCATCACATAAATATCGTGAGAAGTTTGGAGTTTGGCCTGTTGGTTTGGACCGAACGCCAGAGGTCTGCAAGTCAAAGGATGTGATGAGCTTTATCACCTATACCAACATCCGTACTGCAAAGAGGCCCGCCCGTGCTTGCTGAGATACTCCCGCACTTAAACCGAGTAAGGCAGCACGGCGCTAGCTACAGGGCGAGCTGTCCGATCCACGGCGAGGATAAAGATCCCAGTCTCAGCCTGACTGAAAAAGATGGCAAGGTGCTTATTCATTGCTTCGCCTGCGGCGTAAGCGGGCTCGATGTAGTGCAGGAGCTAGGCTTGAAGCCAGGAGTCTTGTTCAGCGATGAGCTTGCGCATGACCCGGATTGGCTGCTCAAGAAGACAAAGGATGAGGATGCTACCTACTGCCTGATTTATGAAAGCGCGAAGGCTAGGGGCGATGTGATCCGCGCAAAGGAATATAGCAGATACAAATTGGCAAGAAAAAGAAATGAGATCAGAGATCAAAAAAACCTGTAAACGGAGCCTGACTTACATGAATCGTCCAATGTACGAAACATCAGAGAGCCTTAAGAATGAGAACGAAGTAGCGAGTAGGATATCCTCTGCGTGGAATACTAAGCTAAACAAGCTGCCTATCAAGTATCGCGTAGACTACGCTGCGGAGCGCAACGGTAAGATTGTGGCTTGGATCGAGGTTAAGACGAGAAAGTACAACATGAATGACTTCGATAGCTTTATGTTATCATTGGATAAATACAATGCTTCTGTGCAACTGGGTAGTATAACTAATCTCCCGGTAACTCTAGTGGTTCGATGGAAGGACAAGATAGGATACGCTGATCTGCTACACTGCAGGGGCGTAATAAAGATGGGCGGGAGGAAGGACCGCGGAGATCCTCAAGACATACAGCCCGCTGCCTACATCCCGATAGATGACTTCAGGGAGCTATAAATGTCTAGATTACTGTTTGCTCTATTGCTGACCTGCTGCGTACCACGCGATGAGTTATGCGAGGAAAGGTGGCGCTGGGAAGCTACCGGGCATGACTATGTAGGCATACCAGCGGGCGCCGATTACTGCGGAAGGAATTCAAATGGCTAAGCCAGAACGTGTTATCACAGATGAAGAGTTAGACACTATACGCAAGCTAGCACCATCACTTACGAAGGAGCAGCTCGCTAAGCATTTAGGCATGTGTTTCAATACCTTAGACAGAATTATGAAACGTGATAGCCGAGTAAGTGAAACTTATGAGCGGGCTCGGATGGAAGCCGGGACTCGAATGATAGAGGCTCTGTATCGCAAGGGGCTTGATGAGGGTGATTTTCAGTCGATGAAACTGTATTTGTCCCACACGATGGGATGGACAGAGAAGAGCCGTCAGGAGATATCAGGACCAGAGGGAAGGCCGATTGAGAAGGACTATCACGTTACCATTGAGGTTGTGAACCCGGGAGACTTAGATGCCGATTAGCGTGAAGCGTATAGGCAAGAGGTACAGGCTGGTAGAGCCTGATGGGACTATAGCCAAGAACGACAAAGGCACAGCGATTGATGGCGGCGGCCACAAAACTAAGGATAAGGCCGAGGCGCAAAGCCGGGCTATACGAATTCGGAAGTCATCAGTAGAGATTGAATGAATCTCCAGATAGCACCCAAGCTACTGCCAATACTAACCGCCAAGCAGCGTTTTGTTGTTGTATACGGTGGCCGCGGGAGTGGCAAGAGCTACGGGCTTGGCTCCCTGAGCCTCCTGAAAGCTCTCAAGGGCCAAAAGATCGGAGCCTTTAGAGAGTTTCAGAACAGCATAGATGACTCGGTACACAGCCTCCTGGCGTCTCAGATAGGCTCTTATGAGCTTGAAGACTTTGAGGTGCAAAACAACCAGATACTCTTTAACGGTGAGGTAGCCTTCAAATTCAGGGGGCTGGCCCGTAACGTCGAGGCCGTTAAGTCGATGTTCGGCTTCAACCTTTTCTGGGTAGAGGAAGCTCAGACAATATCATTCGATAGCCTCAAGGCGCTCACTCCCACTCTCCGAGAGCAGGGCAGTCAGATATGGCTGTCTGGTAATCCACGGTCAAGCACTGATGCTTTCTCTGAGCGCTTTATCAAGCCATTCGAGAAGCAGCTTAACCGTGATGGCATATACGAAGACGATATGCACCTAGTGATCCGAATGAACTACGAAGATAACCCGTGGTTTGTGAAGACTCCGCTAGAACAGGAGCGGATACATGATAAAGAGAACCTGCCCAGAGCTATGTACGAGCACATCTGGGAGGGCAAGCACTTAGATACGGTGCAGGATAGTATTATTGAGCCTGACTGGTTTGATGCCGCGATAGACGCGCACACCAAGCTTGGATGGAAGCCAGAGGGTGCTTTGCTTGCTTCGCACGATCCATCGGATGAGGGCGGTGACAGCAAGGGTTACGCGCTGCGCCACGGCAACGTCATTCTGGATGTGTGTGAAAAGGTAACAGGTGATGCCAATGAGGGTATGGACTGGGCTCTAGAGAAGGCCGTAGCAGCTCAGGCTGACCATTTCATCTGGGACTGTGACGGTCTAGGCATCAGCCTGAAGCGGCAGGTAGATCAGGCGCTGGATGGCAAGAAGATCGAGTACCACATGTTCAAGGGCTCCGAGTCGCCTTATGACCCAGAGATGCCGTACACGCTGGGCGGTAGCCAGAGGGCCAAGACGAATAAAGAGACATTCTTCAACAAACGCGCCCAGATGTGGTGGACTTTGCGGGATAGATTCGAGGCAACGTACCGCGCGGTGGTGAAAGGCCAATACATAAATCCAGAGGAGTTAATTAGTTTGTCATCAGATATTGACAATATCGAACAATTACGCTCTGAGGTGTGTAGAATCCCACTTAAACGCTCAAACTCTGGTAAAATCCAGATACTAAGCAAGGTAGAGATGGCGAAGAAGCCGTACTCAATACCTTCTCCGAATATGGGCGATGCTCTTATGATGTCGATGCACAGCCCTAAAGCCAGCGCTGTTAAACCAGTGACTATAAACTTTGCGGGATGGAAGAATGGCAGAATATGATGATGGCAAAGAGCTAGAGGATCGCGGTGCTACCGAGGATGATCTTGCTTATAAGGCAGATTACGAGGAGCATCAAGACGTTATCGAGCTGCTGGATAAGTGCCAGCAAGCGGACAAGGACAACCGGGAGCGCGTCAGAGAGGCGCACTTGTTCCTTGATAAGCGCGATGGTCAGTGGGAGCCCTACTGGTGGAACTCTAACGAAGCCAAGCC